TATTATTATATATATATTATATATTTATTTATTATTTATTTAAGTATATAAAAAGATGTCTTATAGTCTAGTAATATAAAAAAGTCTATATATACCAATGGTTTCAAGCGAGACAGGACGTATAGACTCATGTGCTAATAACCGTCTTGTTCCTGTGCTAGTTTCTTAACATTTCTTAACATATCATAACATAACTATATGTATCTATAGTCAACTATACATGACTGTATCTTACTAGCAATGTCTAAAGACTATGACAGCAAGACATCAAAATAAGACAGGAACAAGACAGGATGAAAACCGTCCTGTCTTGTAGACATAGCACGACATGGATATAAAAAAGACACTATTTCTAGTGTCCTAAAATAATACTTTCAAAAGCACTCACGATCATGTATACGATAGCGAGAAAAATAGTAAGGCTTAACCATGATGTTATATAAACCTCACATTTGGTTTTATAATTGTCATGGTATTGTTCGTTGACTCTTCCTTTAAATCGTCTGTAGATGTAAATAATGGTTGCTATAGACAGTTTATAGAAGTAATAGAGTGTTTCTAAAATAATTAGTGTGAATGATATTATCATTAATATTTTCCTCCTTACTCCCATTTTGCATAAATATATTTCACCATATCTATTAATGCTGTTGTAAAATCATGATGTTTTTCAAATGTATTATCAAAACCATTTTTATGGCTCTCAATATAATTTTCAAGAAGCTTATCTTTATTCAATAACATATTTGTAAATTGAGCTAATCTCGCAACGTGTTTCTTCTTTAACTTCCATCCATCATGCCCCCTTTGCTCAACTTCTGGGAGAACTTCTCTAATTATATTCGCCATTGGAGACGAAATACTTTTGCAATTATTTCTAATACCACCGAAATTTAAATAATAACCGTGTTCACTGTAATATTTCAACAAATCATATTCTAGTTTTGATAATGTTCGTTCTATTTCCTCTTTTCTATTAATTTTACCATCTGGTGCTTCGACTAAATAAAAATCTAAATTAGGGAGTGTAAATAATAAAATATCTGATTTATCACTATTCATCTTCATTACCTCCTAAAAAATCATATATTAACATTGCCACACCCCATATAATCAAAGGTGTACATAAAATTAAACCTACGTCAGCATTAAACATTGAATTTCACCTCACAATCCAAAATTATTGTTCTCTCATCATCTAAAACTTCTTTAATGAGTTTGGTTGAGAACATTTTTCCTAGTACTAACCATAAAATAGGTGAATTGCCACCTGCTATCAAGTTATGGTTGTTGTCGAAAACACGCCATATCTTTCTATTTCTGTTTTGAAATGCCAATTCATTTAGAAAATTACCTAATTCTTTTTTCATTTTTGTTCCCTCCTTCATTTGGCACCCTTATTGTACACACATAGTCTAGATATGTCAATAATTTTCGGTATATTTTTTAAATTTGTTTAAAATGTCTAAAATGTCTTTACTTTAGTAGCTTTTTAGTGTAATATAGGTATCGTCAAAGGAGGAAATATGAAAATGTATGAAATTAAACAAGGTGATTGTCTTGAGATATTAAAGAAACTACCAAACGATAGCGTAGATTTAGTGGTGACTGACCCACCTTATAGAACAACAGCAAGAGGAAATGCGGGTAATTCAGGTGGAATGTTGCAAAAAGAGATAAATAAAAAAGGAAAAGTATTTCAATATAATGGAATTACACCTGATAAATATATACCAGAGTTATTTAGAATATTAAAAGATGGCAGTCATTGCTATATAATGACAAATCACGTTAATTTACAAAACATTCTTAATACTGCAACACAAAATGATTTTCATTTTATTAAATCATTAATCTGGAATAAAGGAAATAAAATTATGGGACAGTATTACATGTCACAATTTGAATACATTCTATTTTTCAGAAAAGGTAAAGGAATAAAAATCAACAATTGTGGTACGAGTGATATATTAAACATTCCAAATATTAAAACTAAAGATAGAAATGGGAAGAATTTACATGATACAGAAAAACCAGTTGAGTTAATGAAAATTCTTATTGAAAATAGTTCAAAAGAAAACGAAATTGTTCTTGACCCATTCATGGGAATAGGAACTACCGGCATAGCATGTTTAAATACAAATCGTAAATTCATCGGCTTTGAATTGGATGAAGAATATTTTGAAATTGCAAAAAAGAGAATTGAAGATAGAAGTAAAGAATTAGAAGAAGATTGGGAGGACGATTTATAATCAATAAAAAGAATTTTAAAGACAAAAAGGAGGAAGATTAATGAAAAGAATGTCAATCAAAGAAGTTCTTGAATATTTGGAGATAGGTCGAAGTACATTCTATATTTATCGTGACAAAGGTATGCCTGTGCATTATACTTTAAGTAAGCGCCCTCATTGTTTCAAGGAAGAAATTGACGAGTGGCTTCAAGATAGAGTAGATAATAGGAGGAAGTGATAATGCTAGAATACGCAAAAGCTTATGATAAATTGGGATGGGTTGTTATGCCTATCAAACCAAATGATAAAAGACCTATCATCAAGAACTGGTCGAAAATACAATCTAATGATGAAACATTGGACAAATTCAAAGATACCTCAAACATAGGTATCATCATGGGAGCGACAAGCAATATCGTATGTATCGACGTGGATGTCAAAAATACAGATGGTGTAGCCACCCTAGAAAAATTAGAAGAACAGTTAGGAGAACTTCCTCAAACTGTAATGAGTGAAACCCCTAGTGGCGGTATTCACTACTATTTCAAATATGTCAAAGGAATTAGAAATAGAAAGAATGTCGGTGAGGGTATCGACATACAGGCTGATGGTACTCAAACAGTAGAAGCACCAAGTCAAATTGACGGTACTCACTACGAGTGGGTGAACAGTCCATTTGAGTATGAAATAGCGGAGTTACCTCAAAAATGGAAACAGTATTTGTGTGAAGAAGTAGATGAAGATACTTTGATGCTTTCTAACAAGCCATTTGAAGCGCCTAGCGAGGTCGAAGAAGGTGGACGTAATAATACCCTAGCGAGTTATGTTGGCTCTCTATTGGGTAAAAAATTAAAGAAAGCAACCGTATTAAAAAAAGCTTTGAAGTATAACGAGGAGTCGTGTAATCCCCCTCTTGATGAAGATGAAGTAAAAACGATTGTCGACTCTATGATTAAAACGGATAAAACCAACAAGGCGAATAATGTCGAAAAAAGTATCAATGAGTCAAAATTGGACTCTAGTAATGAAGATGATTTGAAAGTAGACTGGATTTCTTTTGACGAGACAGGAACTGTCAATATCAATGACAAGAAATTTGCCGAATGGTATGTCAAAAGAAATGAACTTTATTGTATCAATGATAGATTTTATACACGATACGGTCAAATAAGCGATAATGAGTTTAGAAACAACATCCACAACATTATAGGTGGTATTATTACAACTCGTTTATCCGCCAAAGTAGAGTCTCTATTAGCGAGTGTCAAGAATGAAGCGTTCACTAAATTGGATGCACCAGACAAGTATAAAGTACAGTTTGATAACATCAGCTTTGATGTTCGACATGGTAAGCTTGAAGAATGTGACACCTTTTTTACACTACATCAGATACCGCACAACTATGATGCCAAAGCGGATTGTCCTAAATTTAAAAGATTTATAGATAATCTTTTCTATGAAGAAGATATTCCTGTCATTCAAGAATATTTAGGGTATTGTTTGGTACCGAACACTCTTGCTCAAACAGCTTTATTTATTGTAGGAGAGGGTGGAGAAGGTAAATCAAGAATTACAATTTTGATGGAACATATTATCGGTCATGATAATGTCGTTATCGGTGACTTCATTGGACTTCAAGATAAATTCTCTACAACTTCATTAGATAAACAAATGATGTTCATAGATGATGATTTATCTTTGGAAGCTTTAGATGATACGTCTAATTTCAAAAAGATTGTAACAGCTGAAACGACAATGGAAGTAGAACCGAAAGGAAAACCTAAATATAAGACAAAGCTTTATTCTAGGATATTATGTTGCGGAAATGGAGCAATACAATCGAAATTCGATAGAAGTGATGGTTTTTATCGAAGATTGTTGATTTCAAAAGTTAAACCTGTACATTATGATAAGCCAGATAGGACTTTGTCAGACCAACTCGACCAAGAAATACCAGGTATTATTAATTGGCTTTTAGAAGGACTGTGTAGAGTCGTTAGAAACGGTTTCATTATCGAACCATCTGTGCATATGACACAAGAATTGCAATCAGTAAGAGACAGTAGTGATACTATCCAATTATTCATGAGTGATGAACAGTTTATCGAATATACAGGAGATAAAGACGATAAGGTGTCAATTAAGCAGTTGTATGACGCTTACGAAAGCTGGTGTCAAGACAATAACTATTTGGTAATTCATAAGAACACCTTTGGTAAGGTCATTAGAAAGACGTATAAGGCAAATTTATCTAAAAAGATTATGAACCCTCAAAGAGTAAGTGATTTAATATCACAAGAAAAGGTGTATATCAATAAGAAACAGGTGCGAGGGGTCGTAGGTATTAAATTAAAGAATTACAAAAAATCATTTACAATAAGTATGTAAGAAGGTGAAGAATAATGAGAGTAAGAGATATTTTAGAGATAATGGATGAAGGAGCATTGCTTTATGTTAAAAACATAAATCAAAAGCATGAATGTATTTTATTGCCAAAAAATATAGTACCATTTTGTTCAGATTTATTGTTAGATTTGCATGTTAAAAAGTTAAATGCAGGAGACTATGAACTTAAAGGTGACACAATAGATTGGCGAAATAATTGGTATCGAGGAAAAGTTATTGTATGCGAAGTAGATGAAGAATAATGAACTTTTTAGTTTTGCAAGACCATATTTTAGACTCAACTATTGTAAGAGTATTCGTCAAAGGTGTAGAGCATATCTTGCCTAATGAGACATTGAAATGCTTCTCACAAGATTTATTGGATAAAGAAGTTGACACAATTACAGTTGTAGCTAATGAAGGCGAACAAGCTTATTTAGATGTTACATTCAAAGATTAAAAGAGTAAAAATATTTTTACTCTTTTTTCATATATTTATTGACATTATTAGAAATCTATAGTAATATATAGTCAAGGAAAGGAGATAACCAAAGGTTATCAAAGGAATATAAAAATGTTTGATGCTTATTTAGAAAGAATTACAAATGAAGCTTATTATAACAATATACCAGACCAAAGAGTTTTAGAAGAAATTGAAGAAGTTAAAGAAAAATTAGAAGAACTTCAAGATAAAATTTCTGAAACAGATTTAGAAAGTGAAGAAGCTGAAGATTTGATTGCAGAAGTAGATGAATTAAATGAAAGATTAGAAGAATTAGAGGAATTAGCTTATGGAAGTAACTAAAGAAAATTTAGAATGTGCTTATAAACATATGTCCTCTCAATGGGATTTTTACTGGGAACATTCCAATAAAGACCCTAGATGGTCTTATAACCCACCTATTGATTTTCATGAGGGAGATATGGTTTATGTCAATTTAGATGTAAACTTTCCTCATGAAATGTGCTTTGGACATTGGTGCTATGTAGTAAGGGATTTAAGAGATAAAATACTTGTTGTACCATCTACAAGTGTCAAAAATGACCGTGCAGTATCTACAGAAATGGATATAAGTGTAATCATTAATGATAAGAAAACAAAATCAAGATTGAACTTTAGCGAGTTAAGAACTGTAGATAAAATGAGGATTGACCCTCGTAAGTCTGTAGCTAAACCACAAGTCAGTCTTTGCTTTATCAAATACAAATTGAAAGAATTTATAGGAGGTTAGTTATGTTAGAAGTAAATAAAATCTACAACATGGATTGTTTAGAAGGTATGAAGATGATGGAAGATAATTCAGTTGATATTGTATTATCTTCCCCTCCATATAACACGGCCAAAAATGGTAATGAAAGAGCTATTAAAAACTATGAAAGACGATATGATGTCTACATGGAAAAAAGAAGTAATCAAGAATATCAAGAGTGGATGATTAAGATATTTGAACAATTTAACAGATTACTTAAAGAAAACGGTTGTATATTGTGGAATATGTCATATGGTGGAGAAAATCCAATGTTAATGTATGATACTTTAAATAGTGTGTGTAGCAACACTCCATTTATGATTGCAGATACCATTGTATGGAAAAAGAAGTCAGCACTACCCAATAACGTAAGTCCTAATAAATTGACTAGAATTTGTGAGTTTGTATTCGTTCTATGCAGAACAAAAGAATATAAAACATTTAATACCAATAAGAAAGTTAAAACTGTAGGAAAAACTGGCCAGTTGTTTTATGAGAATGTTTTTAATTTTATAGAAGCCAAAAATAATGACGGAAGCAATCCTTATAACAAAGCTACTTTCTCTACAGATTTAGTAAAACAGTTATTAGAAATGTATTCTAAAAATCAAACAGATATTATTCTAGACCCATTTATGGGGATAGGTACTACAGCTTTGGGATGTATTGAAACAGGTAGAAATTATATAGGATTTGAAATTTCACAAAATCAATGCAATTATTTTGAGGAAAAAAAATGGGATGATGATTTGTGAGAAAATATGAAAAAGTCTTACCAACCATAGCGACATGGATAACGTTATTTTCTCTTATTTTTGTCAGTTATAAACATAGCAATCTAGTAGAAGATTATAATGATTTGACTACTAAATATAACAAAATTGTGAAAGAGAAAAAGACAGTTGATACTATGTGTCATATACTTTTAAATCAAGAACCCTATACAGTTCATGAAGTTAAAACTGTAGAGTGCATAGGAGAGTTTAAAATTACCTATTATTGTGGATGTGATATTTGCAATGGAGAGTGGGGGAACATCACTTATAGAGGTACAATTCCTCGTCCTAAACACACAATAGCAGTAGACCCTAATGTAATACCACTTGACAGTAAAGTAATCATAGAAGGGATAGAATACACCGCAGAAGATACAGGAAATAAAATCATAGGTAATAAGATTGATATTTATGTATCTTCACACGAGGAAGCTTTAGAAAAAGGAACTGAAACATTAAAGGTATATAAGGAGGTGATTTAAGATGGGTAAAATAGATAAACAATGGATGAACCAAAGAGGATTTGACGAATATATCAAAGATGGTAATACTTTGATTTTCAAGGATGTAAATGATATTCAAGTAGGTGTTAAAAGCAGTTATTATAGGTTTTATTACATTGTAGATACTGTAGGGAAGTATCATTTAAGAAGTACAAAATTCTATGATTGGGATAGTTTCAATACTTTTTATGAAGAATTTAAAGAATTAGTAATGAATTTAAAATGGAAGGATGATGATTTATAATGGAAAAATTAAACTATTATGTATTGTATTATTTAACTAAGGGGGTGAACCAAAATGGGTAGAACAAAAATATGCCCCGTCTGCGGGGAAACAATGTATGAAAAAACAACAAAATCGTTTTAATAAATTTACTGTTCGTTGTGCGTATGATAGGATTGATAGTGCGACATCATGCGATTGGAGAAATACAATAACTCAAAAACAACGTAACTGTATTAAATTGATTGAAAAGAATACAAAGCACAAATTTTATGGAAGAACAAAAGAAAGCACTAGAGAATTTATTTCAAAGTATATAGAAGAAAGTCAAGGTTATGCTACGTGCTTAAATATTAATATGGAGGAAAATTAAAATGAAAATTGAAGAACAATTAAAAGAAATGTTTACAATGCAAAAAGCATTGAACGAAGCTATATTAAAAGAATTCGGTCAAGATAGCATGACCGAAGAAAAATTACAATTAGCTATCATTGATGAACTAGGAGAATTAACTCATGAGTTAAAGGGTGATTGGTGTTGGTGGAAGAAAACACAAAAGCCTGTTGATAGAAAGCGTGTATTAGAAGAATTAGTAGACGTTTATCACTTTGTTATGATATGGGAAATGTTTAAACGTGTCGAATATAAAATTGAATATATTTTAAAGGCATACGCAATTGAAATATTAATGTTTGGTACAAACGTAGAAAATGAAACGTTAGATTATATCATTTGTAGAATGGAACTAGATAAGCATAAATTAGATTGGTTGTTGAAACTAACCGAACAATTAGGTTTCTCATTTGATGAAGTTTATCAAGAATATATCAATAAAAATAGAGAAAATTATGATAGATTAGCAAGAGGGTATTAAAATGAGTTATTGGGATGAATTGATTAATAATGAAATTAATATTTATGCTTCAATAGAACATGACTATTTGGAATATAGAGTGTATTTAGGACATGAAATGATAGGTAGATTTAATACACTTAACGAAGCATGGGCATTTGCAGATGTCTATATTGAAAGATTTTTAAGATTTAGAGAAACACAAGAAAGTAAATGGAAAGATGTTTTTAGAAATAAAGACGGTATTATCACTCAACAAGACGCTTTTAAAGGAAGTGAAGAATAATATTGACTAAAGAAGAATGTTTAAAGGCTTTATGTCGTATTCAATGCGGAGCAAAACGAAATAAAAAGTGTGAAGATTGCAAATGTTTTGACACTAAAATAAACATTTGGAAATGTGTTGAAAATACAAATGAGAGTTTAATTATTAGGAACTTAATTGAAGAACATTTTAATCCTAAACCTTTAAAATTTGAAGATTTGAAAAAAGGTATGACTGTCGTAGATTGGTTGCGTAAAATTGTTATCAAAATAGAATATATAAATCATTCAACAAGGTGCATAGGTTTTGAGGATAATAAAGGACTTCACGGTTTGATGTGTTTTGATGATAGTATTTTCTATCCATGTAACTATACGCTATTGGAAGATGATGAAAAATGAAACTATTTCAACATCAAAAACAAATACTTCATCTACTTACAAATAATGACAAGAGGTGATATTAATGGAAAAAAGATATGGTAGATTAAAAATTGTAAAAGATATGGGGATAATGATAAAAGAAGGAACGAAAAGTAAAAGACATTATTTTCTATGTAGATGTAATTGTGGAAAAGAAAAATTAATAGAAAGAAATAGGAAGTATAACGATTACTTCCTATTTAATAATGTTGTATTTGTTAAACTTTCAAATGTTGATAGGTTTTTCATATGTGATAAAGAAGATTTAGAAATAGTTAAAAAATATTGTTGGCGAGAAGACAGACATGGGTATGCTCATACTAAAAACAAAAGAAAATCTTTATTTTTTCATAGGGCAATTATGAACCCTTCTGAAAAAGAAGAAATAGACCATATTTTTCCTGTAAAAAGTGGTGTGTGTGATAATAGAAGAAATAATTTAAGGATATGTAGTCATCAAGAAAATATGAATAATATGTCGATGTATAAAAATAATACTAGTGGTTATCATGGTGTTAGATATGACAAAGCAAGAAACAAATGGTATGTTTCAATTAGTTTAAAAGGTAGAAATAAATATTTGGGAAGAACTGAAACTTTAGATGAAGCAATTCAAATTAGAAAAGAAGTGAAATATCGTGGTAAAATTATTTAGTCACCAAAAAAAGATGGTGGAATTAGCTACTCAAAATAAAAGTTTTGCGTTTTTTTGTGAGCAAGGAACTGGTAAAACTTTAGGAGTTCTTTGTCATTTATGTAACCTATTTATGGCTAGAGAAATAGAAAATGCTTTAGTTATATGTCCCGCATCGGTCAAAGGGTCATGGAACAGAGATATTGAAAAACTAGGTAAGAGAAAAGCAAAGTATCTTAAAAATTTAGTTGTTGTGTCTTATGATATGGTGTGGAGAAGAAAAGAGTATGAGAGAGCATGGGATTGTATCGTATTGGACGAGTCACATTCCATAGCACATAGAAATACCAAACGTACTAAATTCATTCATAAACTTAAAAATATGAGCAAATATAGGTATATCATGACAGGTACACCTATGCACAATGGACATTATGAAGATTATTATTCTCAAATTGATTTTATTCTTCCTAATTATCTAGGAACTTATAACGAGTTTCTAGCACATTATACTGTACAAAGACAGTTACCAGGTACGTATGTTAAAATTATAGTAAAATATAGAAATGTTCAAGAATTGCTAGACAAAATAAGTGAAAAAGCGTATTATATTGATAAGGAATCATGTCTTGATTTACCAGATAAATTACCAGCCAATATCATTGATTGTGAGCTAAAAGAAAAGAAAAAGTATAAAGAAGCTTTAGAAAACTTCATAGAAGAATTTGATATGAATATAGGAAATCCTATGTCCGTCATTGTGAAGTTAAGACAGTTATGTAGTGGCTTTGTAATAGACGATTACCAAGAACTTCATGAACTAAAATGTGAGAAGATAAAAATGCTAGATGAACTTATTGACAGTTTAAATGGTAAACTTGTTATCTTTGCCGAATTTACTTATTCTCTTTCTCAAATTCATAAGCTTCTAGAGAAGAAGAAAATCAATTATGTAACATTAGATGGTAAACAAAGAAACAAGTCGATATGGAAAGATTTTCAAGAAAACGAGGACATTCAAGTTATCGTATGCCAATATCGTTCAGCTAATGCAGGAATAGATTTGTTTGCTTCCAGCAATATGATTTTCTATGAACCAAACCAATCAAGTACAGTTATCGACCAAGCTATGGCACGTATACATAGGAATGGACAAACTAGTAAATGCAGTTACCATTGGTTGATTACTAAAAATACTGTAGAAGAAGATATTTATGAGAGGGTATCTCGAGGGATGGACTTCAATGTTGACGCTTTAGATAATTTTAGACAAAGGATGTGATATAATGGAACAATTTTATAAATATGATTTTTGTGAACATTTACAAGAATGTAGAGAAAAATCTTTATTAATTGATTTAACAGTAGGGATGGACACAACAAGGCATTTTATACCTAATGAGTTTCTTCCTGGATGTCCTAGAAAGGATGATAAAGATGATAGAGAGAACGTTTAAGATACCATCATGGCACAGGCTTTATTCAGATTATTTTAGGTATTTGAATAATACTCAACAAGCTATCAAATTACTTAAAGAGTTTAGAAAAGAACAGGATATTCAATGTGAACTTATTCTTCCTTATACGGACAGTCGCACTCAAAGGCAATCTTTAAAGATTGCTACGACCAAAGACTATAGAAGAATAGCACATGACAAAAAGAAATTCGGTACGGATTTAAAAAAGCCAGATAGTAAAGGATTTTATGGTATTCGTCTTAATTCTAAACTCTATCAATCATGGTTGGATATATTGAAAGCCAATGATAATTTTAAAATTCTAGACGAGCCTAAAATAGCCGAATATATTGGTATCAACAACAAAGGCAAAGATTTAGGTAAATTTGAAAGAGAGTTTCTCGTAGATGATAAAGACCTTTATCTATCAATCAAATGTGAATACAAATTCATCGTAGTAGATGATTTTATTGAGATTGAACCTTATAAATTCTATGAAATCAAGGAAGGGGAAATATTGTGATTGAGAGTAAAAGAAAACAATTAGAAATCATAGAAGATTTCTATGCGCTTTATATGCGTTCACCGAAACATGCAGAATACAAAGCTTTAGGGGGTACATATAAGACAGGTTCTTACATTACATTCCTAGCTGAAAATTATTTCAAACCTCCAACGTCTAAAGAAGAAACTTATGAAGTTGTTAACAGACAAGGAGAGGTTGTCTATACAGGAATTCCTAAAGATATAGGATATGAGTATGATACTACAGGTGGACAAGTATCTAGAGCGTGTAGAGAAAAAACATTGTATAAAGGAAAATATACAATTAGAAAAAAAGAATTTGATATTGATTATTTCAATAAACATAGAAAGGATGATTTGAATGGAAAAATTAACTAAAAAAGATTTACAGAAACGTTGGGGCATCTGCGAAAGAACCCTTGACAGATGGAAAGATATGAAAGGGTTGCCTTATCATAAATTACCTGTAAATGGTAGAATTTATTTTTATAAAGAGGAGATTGAAGAATGGGAAAACAAGATGATGGGTGGAAAAGTAGATTAGTAGCTTTTGACTTTGAAGTCACAGCTTACGATTGGTTATTATGTATAAAAGATAGACAGACAGGAAAGTTCTATGATTTCCATAATGACCCGCAAGGTGTTGAGGATTTCATCAATGAGCATGATTTCATCTATGTAGGATATAACAATAAACATTATGATAATTATATTCTCAAAGGTGTTTTAAACCATTATACACCAGATTATATTAAGGATATTAATGATTATATTATCGTTGAACACCAAGATGGATGGACATATCCATTCGACCAACCGTACATCAAAATACCACCAACAAGTGACCTCATGTTGGATATGCCTTTGAGACAGTCCTTAAAGGAACTTGAAGGTAATATGCTCATGGATATTCAAGAGTCAAGTGTAGACTTTAAAATAGACCATCCGTGGACTAAAGAGGAGTTTGAGGAAATGTTATCCTATTGTCACCATGATGTCGACTCTACATCACGTCTAATTGACGAAAGAATGGACTATTTAGAGGCTAAAGTATTCAATGGTACAAGAGAAGGCTTGACACCAGAAGAAGCTTTATATCGAACAAATGGACAGTTAGCGAGTATCTCTTTAGGTGCTGAAAGATGTGAGTTCAATGACGAAAGAGATATTCAGTTTCCAGATACAGTAAATTGGGATAATATCCCTGAAGAAGTAAAGGATTTCTTTTACCAAGCTTTTGATGAAAATATCCCTACGGAAGTACTTTTCAATAAGAAACTTAAAATTGATTTTTTAGGTTTGGAATGGGTATTCGCATGGGGAGGTGTTCATGCGAGTGTTCAAAATGAAATCATTGTAAACGAGAATGGATATGTTCAAAAGATTGCCGACGTAACTTCCCTATATCCATCATTGATGGAAGAATATGGACTTACGAGCCGTGCAGTACCAGACCCTAATAAATTCTTCAATATGAAGAAAGAACGTATTGACGCTAAACATAGAGGTGACAAGAGAGTAGCAAATTCTCTTAAAGTGCCTATCAATACAGTTTATGGTATTTCATTACAACAGTTTAGTGATTGCTACGACCCACGTAATGGTCGTTCAGTATGTGTCACAGGACAGTTACTATTGACGGATTTATGTGTTGAGTTGTGCAAACAATGTAAGACAATTAGACTTACTAATGTAAATACGGATGGTGTTGCTTTTATCATTCATGAAAGCGAAATGGATATAGCTAATGCAGTTATGGATGAATGGCAAAAAAGAACACGTCTAGAATTAGAAATTGAGGGTATCAAGCGTTATATTATTAAAGATGTGAACAATTATATCCTTGAAAAAGAAGATGGTTCATTGAAAGTAAAAGGTGCTTATGTGAGCGATTATAAACCATCATTCAAGCATAATTCATTTTCTATTGTAGCAAAAGCTATTATTGATTATTTTATTAGTGATATACCTGTAGAAGATACCATAAATGCTTGTAATGACCCTTTCCAATTTCAACTGATTGGAAAAACAGGGAGTAGTTATGACAAGACAGTTCATTATGTGAACGGTGAAGAAATAGAAGTACAAAGAGTAAATCGTATCTATGCAGTCAAAGATAAAACTCTAGGTGTAGTTAAAAAAGTAAAGAAAACATATTTGGACAAAGAATTGGTTCAAGAAGTAGACTTTGAGGAAAAATGGTCGAGATACTACATCAATCAAAAAGGAAATAAAACTTATAAGATAGTATGGGAAACGGACGAAAAGGGAGACTTCTTTATGAGAAAAGATACAATTCAAAATTGCCCACCTCATGCACTTATAGACAATTCTTGTAAAATTACTATTGACACTATTGATAAAGAGTGGTATATTAATCTTGCAAAGAAAAGAATAAATGATTTTCTAGGCATTAAAAAAAATAAGAAAACAAAGGAGAAAAAGAAAATGGCAGTAGCTAAAACAAAATTAGAGCCAAGACCTGCTCTATACAAAAAGATTTTTGATTTAGGTCTATATTTAGCAAAACAACCTTACATTACAGATGGGTACAATGATGCACAAGGATATGAATACATCAAGTCGTCTTACTATCGTAAAGTATTAGGACAAGGATGTAGAGAAGTTGGATTGATTTACAAATTATCTATTGTAAATAGATTATTCACACCTCTTGAAAAAACTAAAAATATGAACTTGATTACTATTCAAGGAAATATGAGTTTGATTGACCCAGATACAGGGGAATTTGAAGATTACCCAATTATTGCAGAAGGCAGTGATAATTTAGATAAAGGTATTTACAAAGCTGAAACAATGGCTATCAAATACTTTGTGCTAAATAACTTCTTGTTACCAGAAACACAAGATGAAATCGACCCAGAGTCAGCTAAAGAAGATAGAAAAGCAGAAGAAAAACCTTTAAATGTAACAAAGGATGACCCTAAAAAATCTAAACCTACACCTCCTCCAACTAAAGAAGAAAGAGAAGAAGCTAAACAAGAAGTCGTAAATGACGACCAACCAACTAAGGCTTATGTAGATGAAATGATTGACTTGATTAAGAAATGTCAAGAAAAGAAACCAGGATATGGTGAAAAAACTTTAGCCAACCTTGAAAAATTCAAAAAAGGCGAAATGGCTTTAACTAAAACAAAAGCAGTTTCTATGATGACAAAGATTGAAGAAAAGGCGGACGAGTTAGGGGTTGAATAAACTCCTACTCTCGAATGATTATGAAGGGAAGATAGAGGAGAATAAAAATGTTAGATTGGAAATACAGTGAAGATGGGAAAAGAATTATTTTAGTAGATGGAGAACCAAGAAGTAAATTAAAAGTTACAGGTACTCGTCTAGCAGGAATTTTAGGATTGAATAAATGGAATACTCCATTTCAAATGTGGTGTGAAATTACTAAATGTGCTAGACCTCCATTTGAAGATACGATTTATACTTTAGCTGGTAAAGCTATTGAACCGAAACAAATTAAATGGACTAAAGAACAAATTAGTGAAAACGTATTATCGCCAGAAGAATTTTTCGGTAACAGATACAATGAAGTCAAATATGACTTCTATCCTAATGAAAAAATTTACGGTGGTATGTGGGACAGTAAACTCGTTCGTCCTAGCGGTAAGGTATCAGATATTTTTGAATACAAGACTACCAAACGTGCAGAGGATTGGGTAGACAATCCACCTGTTTATTATTTATGCCAAGCATTGGAATACGCTTATTTAGAAGGTGCTAAAAGAGTGCATTTAGTTGTATCATTCTTAAAAGATGATGATTACAACAATCCTCAAAATTTTGTAGTAGATGATAGCAATACTCAATTATTCATATATGATGTGAACAAAACATACATTGATATTACAGATGGGGAAATCGTTGTTTTAGAAAAAGGGGATGAAATCCCTACAAACCATTATAACATTAAAGGCTTGATTAAATTAGCTGATAAATGGTATGATGAACATATCAAGACAGGATTTAGTCCTGCATTTGATGAAGTGAAGGACAAAGAATATTTAGATATTTTAAGAACTTCAAAACCTCAAAATGATTTAGACGATAACGATTTGATTGCAAAAGCCAATGAACTTATCGCTAAAATAGATGCCATCAAAAAAGAAACAGGTTTAGCGGATTTAGAAAAACAATTAAATGCTTGTGAAAATGGTATCAAAGAACAGTTATCTTCACAAATGGGAGATAACGATACAAAAGCAGTTTTAGGTAACTATACATTATCTAAAACAGTTAAAGAAGTTGTTTCTTATGATGTTGAAGCAATGGAACTTGACGGAGTATTAGACAAGTATGAAATTAAATCAACAAAAGAAACATTAACATTGAGAAAGAAAAAATAGAGAAAGAGAGATTAGAGATTATGGACACAATTCAATTAGTAGAAAGTAGTTTTACATTAGTACCTGCAGGAGAAGATGTAGTTTTAGGAATTACAAGTGCAAAAGCAATGCCTAAAGCAAAACCATCTAAAATCGAAGTAGTATTCACTCATGCAAATGGTGGTACAATCAAACAAACTTATGACTTAAATAAAAAATTAAAGAAAACAGATAAAAACCCTATTGGTTTAGTATTGTTCTCAATTTTAGCAAGAACAGCTTTAGGAGACAGTTCTTTAGAAAACTTCTCATTATCTAAAGATTTACCAAAATTAGTAGGTAAAAATTTAGTGTGTGAAGTCAAACATTCAGACCCTAAAGATAATGAAAACGGATATGTTTATGCTAACATTAAAAAAATTGTTAGATTAGCAGATGAAGAAACTGTTGAGGAAGTAGAAGATGAAGAAGATGACCTTTAATAGGTCGCCTTTAGAGTCAAACCTAGTCAAGAAGGTTGAAACATATATTAAAACCACGTTTAAAGAAAAAGCGTGGTTTTTAAATATCGGTGGCAACGCTTCACAAAGAAGCGGAGTGCCAGATATACTGGTATGCATCAATGGAAGATTGATAGGATTGGAACTTAAAAGAGAAGACGGAACAGGACGACCAAGTAAACAACAGGAAATTGAATGTCGAAAGATAAACAATGCAGGTGGAATAGCAATCATTACAAATGATTTTGAACAAATAAAAAAATTGTTAAATGATGTTTACAACAATAAATATGTATGTTAAAATAATATATGTGAGAGGTACTACCCATCACCTCTCACTTCTCCGTTAAAACATTTTGGTTGCGAATATACAAAAAAGACTACATTTATTTGTAGTCTTTTTTCATACACATTGCATATCTTAAAGCTTTTCCTTCTGGTGCGTCTTTATCGTTCAAGAACTTGTGAGCCATACGAACATAGGATGTTACGTTGTCTCCTAACACTTCACAATAATCACTATATATCATATTCATAGCATAATTCCAATCGTATTCGTTGAAATCCCTAAAAGAGACACCATTACTACGTGCCACCGAGTTTGTTTCTTCTACACTCCATTTAGGCACTTTTGAGCCATCATCATTTACCATATCTTCATAAATATCATTCAATGTGTCCTCGTCAAAATGATACCCATTTACTAAAATATAAAGATTTGTTTTAATATCTCGATAACGTTCTGGGTGTTCCACTTTGATAATATCCATGACAATATCAAAGTCCTCCATCATCTTTTCGATTACTTGCGGATGACTCATGGCTTGTTGGTACATTTTCTTCATACTCATAATTTACCCTCCTTCAACAATTTAATGATTTCTTCATTCTGTTCTATTATCTTTTTAGATAACTGTCTGTTTTCAATCATTAAAGACATAATATCATTATGAAGATTTTCTATGACTTCATCATTACTTGCTTGTTTATGAAGTTCATCATTGTTTTGTACTTGAAGAATAAAAGAAACAAGAGTGATAGCGTCTAGAAAATCTAAATTTTCATTCATTATGCAATCTTCTTGATAATGATATTTGCGTCTTGAACAGTTAAAGGTAAAGCTGAATTATTTCCCAATGAAATAACGTATGAAGCACCACATGGTACTTGCACTAATGTACTACCATCTACGTTTCCCAATGCACTCGCTGTAGCTACTGTATAGATACTTCTAGTTCCACCAATGGTTTCACCATCTAGTTCTAAATCTAATGAAGCTTCACCTAGTGTGGTAGATGTGATGTTAGCACTATATTCTACCTCATAAATACCTGGTTTAGTTAAAGTAAATAAACCACTTCCTAAATCATGTGCCAACCATCCTTTACAAGCACATTGACAAGAACGTGTTCTTACTCGGTCTGTTGGAAATAATACATTTTGTCCTACGGCTACTGTTTGACTGGCCACTCCAATACTATTAATCATATAATTTTCTCCTTTCTAAAATAAAAAGAACAGTTCCTTTGAACCGTTCTTTTTAATGTTTAAATCCAAAGGTTTGATAAAACCTAATATCGCCATGCGATTAGATTATAAATTTGTTCCATTACATCCGCAACCATTACCGAAACAAGCACCACTATTATAAGTATAATATGGTGAGCAAGTAAGATATGCTGGTTTAGGTGTAGGTTGTAATGTACTGATAATGTTAGCTGATTGTGCTTGTTGAGATAATTGGAAATTAGCAGTTAATAATTCTCTATCGGCTAATCTATCTCTTAATTCTTGCATTGTGTTAGCATTGATTAAAGCTCTAGTTGCTTCACCTTCAGCATGGATTGCTGTAGTAATTTCACAAGTGTTTTTATAATCTTGTGCTACTACGTTGTCAATCGCACGTTGAGTTGTACAGCAACATTCTTGTTGACTAGCTTGTAAGTTTTGCATACCTAATTGAGTAGTATAGCGACTTTCCAATACATCACGTTGAGTTTGACAAGCAGAGTTAGAAACGTTTTGGTTAGTATTAAAAATATCACGTTTAATGAACTCACCATCAAGTAATGCGTCATTAGTGAAATTATTGTTACCCCAACCATTATTACAAAATAATAAGACTAAGATAACCTAGAACCATGCACCAAAACCATCATTGTCTCTTTCAGCTAGATTGTAAGTAGGTTGAATACCCATTCCTGCATCTGTCATAAGACCTCTCTCCTTTTCTATAATATATTTATAACTACATTAAAATTTAATGTTGTTACCGAACATCTTTTTAGCTTGTTGTTTAGCCATTTCCATTTGTTGAGGTGTAACTCCCATTTGTTTCATAAAACCATTTGGATTGACTCCACTATTCATCATTTGATTTACTTGACTGAACATTTGAGGGTTACGTTGTTTTAGCATATTCATGAGCATATTTTGAGGGTTCATCATACCACCCAATGGATTTGTACCTCCACCCATGAAAGACTTTAAAGGGTTAGCCATTTGTTTTGCCCCCTTTTCTTGCGTTTTGAGGAGGTTTTTGTTCACTAGGTACATTTTGTTGTACTTGTTGAGGTTCGCCTTGTAATACTTTTAAAATGGTGTCCATTTTAGCTTCTAACATATCCATACGTTCGTTGTTTGCATTTTCAACTTTTTCTTCTTTGATTTCTTCAAATTTGAATTTCTTGAAAGCATCATCCATATTTTTCATATAGAAAACAGGATTGTTATTATCAAACAATATCAATGGAAGATTATTATTTGCAATATTTCTAGCTTGTTCTTCTCCATCTACCCACTTACCGTTAAAATCAAAATTTGATGGTGTAGGATTTGATGGAATGTTATTGATATTAATGTTAGGAACATTCATTTGCTGTAATGATTGTAATTGTTGTTCAATCATAGCTTTTTGTTGCATCAACGAGTCAACTCTAGATTGCATGGGATTGTAATAATTATTCATGTTCATCCCCTCCTCGACTATTAATATAACACTTTTTAAAATGTAGTATCTTTTTAGTATCATTTTCATAATAAAAAGAGCCTTTAAGACTCTTTTTGAGGTTTTATAACATTATTATAATAGTTATTTGAATGAATTAATATAGGCTTGATATATTTAATTTTAAATTACAAGTATTTTTACCAATTTTTCAAATTTGGGATATACACCAAGCGACCACCGATATTACGATAGTGCCAACTAGTCCGACCATCACAATCCAAATAGAACCCACCAGCATTAGACCCATTATACCAAGTACCGCCCAATAGAGTGAACCTATAGTTATTAAGGTTTGGAGTTACATAAACATAGTCTCCAACAGGTTTATTTGAGTCTCCCCCAACTTTTGAAGGAATAAATAACCAATCAAAATTCTTATCATATCCTATAGCTTTGATGTATCCATTTGATTTTGGTAGTGTAAATCCAACTGCTTCATAGTTGTCACTTATTTTGTTTTCAGCATAATTAAAATCTTTGCAAACATAAGGTTGTCCACCAAGGCAATGAGTATTTCCCCAAAATCTCAATCCTTCAATCAACTTCCAAATATTTCCCCAAAAATTTTCCACACCTCTAAATGAAATTGAAGTTTGACTTTCTCCTGTATATTCAGTTCTATCTTCACCTTTGTATCCTATAGATGCGGTAGCACGTCCTGTAGCATTTCCTAAAGATGAAGTACTTCCTGTGTGAACTGCACAGTTATAAGAACTATTATCAGTTATTGAAACAACACCTTGATTAATTCCATTTTGTGTGTTCATTGTACCCAATTCAATAATCATTAATAGTTGTTCCATTGATACGTCCTTAATAGAAGTTGAGTGCCAACCTTCACCACGATTTTTAGCAAGTTTTTCTACATTATTACTTGTCAAGTTTTGAGTCAATCCACTACAAGGTTTAACATTGCTAATAGAACATAACAAGTCTTTATCAAAATCAGCTACTTGTTCATCTTGTTTCAAGTAAGCATTTGCGGAAGTATCATAGATAGATGCCTCATATGCACCGATTAAAATATAGTCAACTTCTAAACCATCCTCATTTATAAAAGCAGGATGAACTTTAAATCCTGGACGAAGAGTGCCACTTACATAATAATTAGCTACTTTTAAATGATAACCACCTACTTCGTTATCAATAGGTTCATAAGCAATCGGTACAACTAAATAATAAAATTTAGGTTGATAAACCATTACTTGCCCGTTGGAACCATCTTCTTTGTAATTATCATCACCATAGTAAGCAAGGATTGTTCCATCATTTGCTACATTACAACGTTTTCTTCCACCAAACATTTTGAATTTATCAAAACTTTCACCAGAAGTCAATCCTATTGCTCCTGCTAAACGAGTATTTGTTCCAGTCGAATAATTTATTTGAACACCTACAACGTCGCTATCTATAGAATTGATACCTAATGAACGATTGATTGTGTTGTAAATAGAATTGATTGAATGTTTCGTATCTGCGATATATTCTAAATCTACGAAAGGTTTTACAGTACTTGTGAAATCGATAAATGTTACTGGATAATATGTTTGTAGAGCCTGTAATTGAGTCAATAAAGCAGATGGAATATCTTCTTCTACTGGTGTTGCAAGTTGATAAACTACAGTGATTGGATTTTGAGTAAGAAATGATTTCCATGTAGCCAAATCTATACAATGTGCATCATCTCTGAATTCCATTGCATTATTCTTATAAACCATCATACTTTCATTATCAGATATTTGTCCTAAAGTATAATTATTTTCATGGTACTTATTACATACAGCAATATTTTTTTGATTGTTTACAGTTGGGGTTATCATATCACTTTTAATAGTGTATACTCTTGTATCTAAAGCATTGTCTGGATTACTTCTAAGCCAATTTTCATCATCACTTCCATCAAATACGACAACTCCAATATTTCTTATAATCTTACCTTTATTAAAATCAATGTAATCATAAACATTTTTACTCAATCTATATAAAGGTTTGAGTAAAGTATGATTTAAGGATTTAGTTAAGGTAGATTTGTTTCCTTTGAATGTAGCTAAAATTTTATCTACACCTGTTACTTCTTGAGGATATTCAGGTGAAGGTGATGGTTGACCACCAGTGTATGGTTCGAATGGTTGAGATGTTTGCCCTTCATTGAACATTGGTTTAAATAACAAGTTATTTACAGTTACACCTTTCTTAATTACAATTCTAATATGATTACTAAAATCTAGATTTGGATTTCTAATAGTAATTCCACTGCCAGTATCATATTCATATCCACGTGGATCTAAATAATAGGTAGTTTTTGATCCACCAGAAGGACAACCACTTAAAGTATAATAAATATTTTGTTTTGTGGTATATGGCGCAACAGCAATATCAAAATCATTAGTAGCTGTACCATTTACAGTATAAGTACCATCCCCATTATTAACCATAGTAATGCCATTTATAGTAGTTGTTTCTGGAGTGCAATTAATCAAATTCAATCCTTTAGTACTATTTTGTACGGTATTTGCTTTAATAACAATTTGTTTAATAGGTTTTTCTGCACTATTTCCTAAATATTTGTATCCATTGGTTGTATGAGTTGTTTCTACTATTCCTGTAGCAGAAGAATTAGTTACACTTTCAATAGTATCAACTTGTTTTTGTAACTCTGTATAAGCAGATGGAATACTATCTAAAGCTTTTTTGGATGCGTTTTCTACTAATTGAACTTGTTCAGAGCCTTTATTTGTGATGTTGGCAATTTGATTACTTGATGTAGTAAGTAATCGGTTATTTTCGGTTTCAGCCAATGTTGATAATTCTTTTTCTAATTGAATTAAGTAATCACTAGCAATGGATTGTTCTTCGTCACTTAATTCGACTTCGATACCTTCTAATGAAAGTCCTTTAGCTACCGTAGTATTCCATTCTAATGTAAGACTATCTTCTGATTTTTTAGCACATACAATGAATTTAACATCGCCTTTGTATTTTGTCACCTTTCTACTGAATAGCCATGAGAATAAAATATTTCCTTCACTTACAGTAACATCATTAACAAAATAATTATCTCTTTCTTTATTTGCATTTTCAAAATTGACATATAGTTTCAATTTGCTTAAATCTACATTGTCACCTACGATTTTAGGACATTGAAAATACATTCTATCTGATTTTTCATCACTTTCAACACCGATTACATAATCATCAGGAATATTGATAACCCTTGTAATTGGGTCAATTATAATTCTTTCTTCATTACTTTGCACCGAAATATCATCTGGTACAATAATATTATCTAAATCCACATCTATTCACCTACCCTCATAATAATTTTATTTGTTCTAAAATATAATGTTCCTTCATTGATTTTTTGACCTGGTCTAGCATCGCTACCAATAACATAACAAATATGTGTTCCTTTAATTGTCATAGCTTCATTGACTACTAATTTGTTATTACTGATAGGATAAGCTTTGTTATCAAAAATTAAATACCATTTCATAGATGGGATATTTGTTTCTATATCGAAATTCAAAGTATTCACACCTTTTTCACCTTCGTTACCAATAATTAAATCTGAAGGATAAACACTTTTATCAGCGCAAATCTTAATTGTTTTTATCATATAAATTCACCTCATTCAAATTATACAATAAAAGCGACTTTAAAATAAGTCGCTTTTTCTATAAACTTTTTCAATCTTCTAATGACTGTCGTACCTTGAATATCCAATATATCCGCTATTTCATCTTTTGAATTGTCGATATAGAGATAAACAGTTTCAGCTACTTTAGGATTGATACCTTTCACTCTACAAATTTCATTTATGTGCTCTTCACTTAAGTCTTCTTCTAATATATCAATAATTTGTTCTCTCAATCTCTTCTTTACGAATGGTTTAGGAACTTCTTGATTGTCTATCAATTCCTGTATAATGTTCAGTACATATGATAGATATACTCCAAAGAGAGGAGTGGAAAATAATGATATATTTAAAGGAATAACTCCTTTGATTAATAGATAGAATATTACTAATGTAATCAATGTACATTTAGATAAGCTATCAGCATGATAAGATTTACCGAACACCATTCTATTCATTTGAAAACTAAAGAATATAAATAAAAACTCAATAGTTCGGTTATTCAACCATGCTATTGAGTAAACTAATAGAAACTGTAAAACTTGAACAATGACTACGAATATCGTAAACATCACTTTCTCACGTTTACCCATCTTAATCGTCTCCTTTATTTTTTGAACGCTTTTTCCATAGCTTTGTGACTAGGAAAGAAAAATACTGATGGAAAAGTTGGCATAAATTTTTATCTCTTTCCTTTAAATACAAATAAGTAATAACGGACATTATATAGTAATCTAAATTTAATAAAAATGTTGTCATTAAATTATATTGTCCTATATTACATCCTACTTCTTTAATAAACATGGAAATCATTTGATATATTAAATTCAATAATATATCAAATATAAATTCTTTCCATTCTCTTTTATCACTATTAATATTACAATTTATTTTTAAAAATATACAATCTACTATGAATGTAGAATATACTGAAAAATTATAAGCAATCAATTTTACGATCAAACATACAAATGAGGTAATAAAGGTGTATAAAATTATATTTTTAGACTTATAATTTTTAGTATAAATTATAGTTATCAAATAAAAATTAATGAACAAAAATATCAAACTGTATAAGAATGATAGAATATAATTATTCATTATAATTTCATTTAATTTTGTAATATCGGTATGCTCGTATTTAAGTCAAACCATTTTACACCGAATAACTTAAACACGATACATACTGCTAACATAATGATACACGTTCGTAAAGAACGCTCATATAATATTTTGTTTTTCATAACAATTACCCATCTTTCTTTTAATTTACACTCCCATTAAAGCCTTGATGGTATTCTTACCAGCTACACCGTCAACAGTTAAGTCTTTGGCTTTTTGGAATTGAATAACAGCTGATTTAGTATTGTCACCAAAGATTGCGTCAGTTTTACCAGGGTTGAAACCATAACAGTATAAAGCGACTTGAACCGCTCTAACCATTTCTTGACATTCCCCATTTTTCACATAATGTTTTCCTAAAGCATTGATAGTTTTAGCTCCGCATGCTCCATCTACTTTTAAACCAGAATGGTAATCATGGTTCATAGCACATTGGAAACATCTAACGATATTGGCTTTTGTATTTCTACCATTGATACCGTCAACTGTAATACTATGTCCGCTCATATTGATAGTATGTTGTTGTCCTAAAGCTACTAAATCATTTTTAGGAGTTGTGCTAGGTCTAGTTGTTGGTTGAGTTGAGATACCATCACTAAATCTAAAATGATAGTCCCAACCACCTTTGTAATTATAGAAACTTCTAACACAAATTTCTTTGCCTGTTTGGTCTCCATGTTTACCACCTGTAGTAGTTCCTTTTTCATTGATAGATGCGTGGACGATATTGTTTGCATCCGTACACATAACGACATGATGTCCTTCTTTTAAGAAAATGTCTCCACGTTTACGAGCGCCACCAACTGAAACAGTTTTAAATCCACAAGCTAATAATTGTGCTCTCAATGTTCTAGTGGTAGATGATTTCTTGACATTAAATCCAGCTTGATTTAATGCAGTTCCCACTAATGACGAGCAATCATAATCAATCCCATCATTTCTATGTGTTTGGTCGTAACCATGAGAGTTATCTTTGGCTACAGTAACCATGAATGACACGGCTTTTTCAATATTACCCATAATTTCCCTCCTATTTCTTGTTGTAGGTATTTGTACTAATTCCTAATAATACACCTAAAAATGTATCTACGGCTGTGATAGTACCTACGATTTGTTCACCATATGGTAAATTCCAGATACCTGCTAGAGCAAAATATAAAGTACCACAAGCTGGCAATACATATTGAGCGATATATTTAAGAATATCATATGTTTTGTCTGTCAACTTTAACATATAAATACCTCCTTTCCATATTTGTATTATAGCACCTAAAAAGCACCCATGTAAAGGTGCTTTTTATTTAGTAATCATAATCACGTCTCTTTTAATATTTTCTACGTTTTGTTTGATGTTATTTACATCATCTTCCACTTCGTCTATTCTATTATGGAGTTTCTTATGTGCCTCGTGATTGTGAACTTTAAATTCATTTAAATCATGCTCCATATGTTTAAGACGAGTAATCAATTCAGTAATAGTAGAATTAAGATTGATGATAGGTTTCCCTACTGTAAAGAATAAACCTATAATTGTTCCTAACGCTAAAATTACTGTCCATGAGATACTTGCTTCGTTCACAATTCAGTACCTCCTTAGTCAGTTGTTTTAGTATAGTAAACAAAAGCTTTAAATTCATAGCCTACCCATGAAGTATTATTTTGATATAAAATATCGTTTCCGCTCAAAACAAAATTAGCAGCATAAAATGTACCGCTTGTTCCTTGTTGATAATAGACTACAGGAAATTTAAATAAGTTTTTAATATTCGATTCTTTAGCGTATACTTTTAAATCTACATAAGTGTCGACATTAGATATATTACATGGTTTATTACCTGTGCCTGATGAAAGCCCCGTCCATTCAATCATTTTTACATAAATTGGTTTTCCATCAATCCATGTATCTCCTGTTTTTGTTTCTTTTTTAGCATAATGAGTTTCATTGACAATATTAGTAATATTATCAGTGATATTATTGACAGCTTTTGTAATACTATTTACATCTTCGGCTGAAAATTTAGTTCCATGTTGTTTAGGAGTATAAGCTTTTTCTAATTTTACATTAGAATAAAGTGTAGAACCATTATTGTCTATTAAATTATATTTTCTCTGTTCACCATCTTGCAAAATTTCATCTACATAATTTTCTTTTAACTTCATACCTCAATACCTCCATAATTTCCTAGAGTAAACGGTAATACTACTCTATTATTCCATAAGTTGTCAAATAAATTATAAAACCCTCTAATAACATTTGTCAATCTATTCAATTCAATGTAATCGATATATTTGTCTCCCTCTTGAAATGTTTTCTTTTCTCCTACCCCTACAATGTTACCTGTAAGATTATCTAATAACTCAATCTTATCTTCAATCAAATTCCATCTGTCTGGTGTAGGAAAATCATTGTAAGAAACAGTAGGAGGGTTGGCATTGTTATAACTTGTGTCCATATCGTCAAATTTATCTCCTATAGGATAAAACGCACTCAATTCTTGTGAAATATAATAAATATGAACACAAAAATTATTATAATCATCAGCGTTAATATAGCTAGAAGCTGTCCAATTAGCCTCTGGTGGTGTCATATTAGCCATTATATCTTTCTCCCTTCTATATAACCTCTTAATCCTCCTGCGCTGAACGTCAACTCATGCTTCTCAATCCTAATGATGATTTCATCACCCATTTTATTTAAGATTTTAATATTGTCTCCTGTTTCCAATATAGGATTTCCCATGTAGTTGAAAGAATACAATTTATCTTTTGCTTCTTCTCTAGCATACCATTCGGCTATGTCACTTGTCCATGCTCCTCCATAAGCCATAGGTAATAGATTATTGGACATTTCTAATGTATCTCCTACCTTTGCTAATGGGTATTCATCTTGTGTTGAAATGGTTTGAGAGCCTACGGCATATAATGTGATAGGTTGAGTTAAACTACTAGCACTAGATTTAAGAGTTAATCTTACATGTTTAATTTTACCACTTATCGCTGAAACTGTCACTTCTCCATTGTCAAGAGACAATGTACCACTTTCATTAAATCCTACATCCCATTGGTTTCCTGTTCCTATGTCAAAACATAGTGAATTGATTTCTACTTCTACACTAGAGCCTAAAGAAGGGAATGTGATAGTTTGTTCAAATATCTTCCTTCTTTGCTGTTCAGCTTGATAATTGTCTACCTTGATAATCATATTTCTAATAGGAGTTTGAATTTCAATATGAGGGTAATAATCTACATATTGATTTTCATTCAACTCATATGCGTTCATATTTTCCATTTTAACGTATTTCAAATGAATTGTATTGTAAGGTACTGTCCGATTCACCGATAAAAATGTGACTTCTATAGAACATAAATCTAAATTGTCAAAATTAGGAATATCATTTTTAAGATTTAACACGATTGTGTCAGTTTCCCTTACGTCATGAGACAATTTATTGCTTTCATAATAAGACTTTCCTGTGTTAGGATTTAATATCTTATATTTGTAACTTTGAGGAGTATGTCTATGAACAAACACCATTGAGAAATATTCTGGTGGTCTGTTCCAAAAAGCTAATCTAAATGACATATTTTTTTTGATATTTCCATCTTCATCACACATTTGATTACCTATCAATCCTGTAAATTCATTACTGTTTTTCATAGGAAATACAAAGCTACCATCCGCTCTTACATAGTCTTTTTCAAACGTAGCATAATTTCTCCATTGGTTTTCATCAGTATCATAATAATCAATCAAACTTTTTTCATTTGATATATCAGCCATATTCACATTTAACGGCATATCTAATTGAGTAAAAGAACCTTTGGAATGTATCTTATCTTCGGTGTCAATAGTCAATATTTCTTGAAAGGCATTAGCCATCATTAATAAGGCTTCTTTTCTGTACCCTTTATAGATTACAGGGAAACCTTGAGGAATGAATTTATTATATGTTCTTAAATCAAATATATCTTCATATCCTTTAGATAGCACTCCGTTTAAATATTTACGATAACTCATATTGACATTTATACTGTCAATATCTACACTATCATTAATACAATTTAATTTGTCTATAACGCTCAATGTTAAATGTTGCTCGTCTACTGTCCAACTGTCAAGAATGAGCTTTTGTCCTTGAACATATTCTTGTGTTCCATCTGAAAATTCATAACCTACCATAAAATATACTGTTTGACTTTTATCAAGCAATTTCAATTCATTATCTGGATTTTCAATATTAAATCTATCATTTTGATTGTTGATAACAATATTGGCTTTCTTATAAGGTAATTCATCACTTTTAAAGAAAGTGGCTTCACTATAAGATAAAGCATTTCCATCTGTTAAATCTTCATTGTCATAAATCAAAACTTCTCCAAAAGATATGGATTTCATAATAAGCATTTTATCGTTTGCAAAATTACTCATTGTAATTTCTAAATAAGTAATATCTTCAAAAGACCCTTTGCTTTGAAATCTATATCCTTCATTTTCAAAAGTCAATGTTCCATAATAAGGCGATACTTTAGTGTCATATTTTATTTTAATAGTTTTAGGATAGTTGACATCAAAATCAAGAATTAATTCATCAACAGTTCTATCAACATAACTTTCATCAATAGAATATTTAAAAGTAATAGATGTGTCTTTATTAATTTCTCTCTTGAATACAACTCCACTATAATTCTCTTTAGAATAAAATCTAGGGGTACCATCAGCTAATGTGGTTTCTCTTTCAAATAAAGCAATAGGAGTATATGTTTTATTCAAAAGTAAATCATTGATAGGCGAAGATAAAGAATTCAATTCTTCATCAGTAGTTATGTTACCGAAGGATTGTAATGTATTGTTTACAGCCCCTATCATTACTTTAACAAGCCATTTGTTTTTAAATGGCTCATTCATTTCACTTATAAATTTTTGACTTGCTTCTTTCATATTTAATACCCCATATCAATCAAGTTACATTTACAATTTATATATTCCAATGGCACACCCGTTTCCTTATCTACTTTCCAAAGCGTAAATGTTCTATCACCAGGATAGAAATAACGACCAATCCATGTAAGAGTAACGGGGTCTATGACTTCAATATAACACTTGAATTTTTCAAATTCTCTTAATGCTCTACTCCATGTTTGAGCATCCAAATGAGCCCATTCTAAATTGCTCAATTTTAATTGGTCTCTACCTACCTTACTACCTGTAACTTGTGCATTAGCGTTACGGCCAGAGTCAACAGTTGTAGTAACTGTATATTCTAAACCTTGTTTAGGGGCAGGTAGAGGCACTCCATTTATTTTAATAAAGGGTGCACTCATAACCATTCCTCCTATCTTCTTTTGATAAATCCATTAGATTGAATGACATCTTGTGTATTGTTAGCACTTTTGATTTCTCTACTGTCAAGATATACTTTGCTTTCAACTCTTACAGGATTTTCTCTATTTGCTTCTCTCATAGCATAAATCACACCTTCACGTACAGCTTCTTTCATTGATTGTACAAAACTTGTATTTTCAAGTGGCATTACAGTTGTCTTACCTCTATAGCTTCCTACAATTTCTTTTCCTGCTTCACCAGCAGTCCATAAACTTTGACTAGGTGATACGAAACTTGCATTGGCAGGAACGAAACCACCTCTAGCAAAAGCTGTAACAGTTGGATTTTGTATAGAATTAGTACCGTAGTAAGTTACAGGAATATCTACTCCTGTATCAGGGTCCATACTACTCCATGAAATCCATGTACTAGGGTCATTCCATTTGAATTGTTTAGCATATTTACCCAGTCCACCAAAAATTTCTTTGACTTTCCTATTAAACCATTTTTGGAACCCCATAATGCTATCATACAAGCCTGTAAATATACCCCATATACCGCCTACAAAATCACTAATACCACTTGTAATAGTTCCTGTAACTGTGCTTACTACACCCCACATTTTATCCCATACAATTTGCCATTTGGTTTTGATTTTACCTGTGCTTTCATCAATATAACCATATTGTTCGCCTAACTTATTTTTGACTCTTGTATTGATGTCGTTATAAGAAGTATCAGCATCGGCAATTTGCTCTTGGTATGCCTTATCAATAATACCTTTTTGTTTTTCGTATTCTTCTTCAGTCATACCATTACCATTGGCATATCTCTTTTCAAGAGACGCTAATTGGTCTGCGTGCCATTGGTCTGCTTCTTCAATAGATTTCTTATGGTTTTTCTTTGCTTCTACAAGCATTTCACTACCTGCTTCTATTGTAAGTTGTTTTTGATTATATTTCAATCTGTTGAGAATAAATGTTTGTTCTTGTTCACTCTCACTCATAGCAGTTACACCTATTTCCCCTAATTGGTCGTATAAACTTTGTAACTCGTTTAAATCCTCTTGTGTCATAGGCATATTCTTACCTTTGTATTTTGCTGTAATTTCATTGATACGAGTATAAGTGTCGTCCACTTTCTTTTGAATTTCATCATAGTAAGTATTAGTAGAATTTAACATTTCAGTATATTCTTCGGCTGTTACAGTTTTTAAACCTTTCATCATATCAAGGTCTTTCAATTCACTGTTTCTATCACTACTTAATTCATTTAAAACCGCTTCTTTCATTTTTGTGGCTTGTTTAGTCAAATAGCTGATATCCTTATCAGTAATAATACCTTTGAAATCAATTTTAGCTAATCTCTTACCTGCGTTTTCCCATTCTTGAACGACAGGTTCTAATTTTGATTTTGTAGTTTCACTTACTTTGTAAACTCCATTACTAAATTCATCTACAGTATCTACCGCAGGTTTCATACCTTCATGGACGGCAACTCCTGCTACGGCAACGCCTGCTAATACAACACCTAAACCTGTAAGTCCTGCAGCCAATGTACTACCTGTGATAATTCCCATAGAAGTAAGAATTGTATCTCCTAGTCCCACAAAAGCTGTAGCTACTGTACCTAATATACCACCTGAACCTGCTAGGTCAAAGAACGCTCTTGCCAATCCACCAATACCTTGCAAACCTGCTACAAAGTTGGATGTTGTTTGAACACCTTTTAATGCTCTAATAAAGTTAGTGATTTTACCTATCGTCCAGATACCTGCTAAAATGCCAGCTATAGTCATTAAAGGTTTTTTCCATTTCATGAATGTCTCATAAATTTGGTTTGCTTTTGAATTGATATTTTTAAGTAAATCATCATATCCATATTTGCTTAAATCTAGTCCTAAATCTCCTACTCCTCCGCCAGACCCGCTACCACTTGCTCCTGTGTCACGACTTACAGTACCATCATCATTCAATACATTCAATTCATCAATACCTAGAATATAATCTTTCAATTTCTTCGCATTATCAGCCGATTTTTTAAGATTTTTCGCTGTATCTCCTGTACCTTTGGCAGTATTATTGATTTGTGAATTGACTCCACTAAAATCAATAGCTTTTAATTTTACTCCAAAGAAACCTGCGATTTCAGCTACAATCGTTCTTATGAATTTAATAAATGCAATCAAATAAGGTAATACGGTACTCAAAGCAGGAATAAATAAAGAACCAAGCTCTCTTGCTAAAGATGTCAATTGTGCTCTCAACACTCTTAATGCGTTTGCGGGTTGGTCGATTGTACGCTCCATGTCGTTCATAGCACTCTTTGATTGTTCCATGATAGCTATAAAACGCAATTCAGTTTTTTGTGCTTGTGTCATATTACGAACACTTTCTTGAATACCTAAACGTCTAGCTGTTTCTTGCAATCTTACTTCTGAAACATCCTTACCTAATCTACGCAATGGTTCTACAGTACCTGTGATACCAGCTTGTAATTTTCGGAACATAGCATCTGGGTCCTTATTATATAAAGAAGCATAGTCGTATGCTAATTTAGTGAATTGTGTAGATAATGTATAGGCATTTTTAGACGAAACACCTAATGAATTTGCTAAATCATGAAAAGATGCTTGATAACGCATAGCTTCTTCTTGATTGACACCGATACTTTCAAGTGACTCTACAAAATTCCATGCTTGTCTTGCTGAGTCACCCATAACGACTTCAAAGAGATTTTGGGTTTCAATATAATCATTTGCAACTCCTAATAATTGTGAAAAAGCTTGGCCAGCTTTATAAGCACCTGCGGTAAAAGCCGTAAAATCCACCGCTCTGCTCAATTTATTCAAATTATTCAAAGCGGATGTATTTGACATATTAGTACCTTGTTGCTGACTAGGTGTCGAATTTGGTGTGTTTTTAGTAGTTGTATTCAATCCCCCAAAGCTATTTGCTAATTTTCGCATTTTAGGTATTGTACCATCCATTTGTTTTTCTAATTTTTCTAATTTAGTAATAAGAGTATCTATTCCATCAGTAGATTTACTAGCTTTATCTTCAATCTCTAATGTTAATTTATCTACCTCTGCCATTCAGTCCACTCCTTTCTAAAAATAAAATAGAGAACGATTTAGTTACCGTTCTCTTTACGTTTATTATTCATTGCTTCTACTAATTGTCCAAAAGCCATAAATTGTGCTATAGCTTGTTGTTCTTCGACTTTAGTTAATTCATCACTATCTTTAATTTCTTCTTGTTCTTCAACTTCCTTACCATCAAATTTCAAAGGTTCTTTAAAGTAAGGTTGTTTCTTAAAAAGTTGATTACAAGCTAGAGCGTGGTCTATATACAGTCCTTGCAACCATGCTTTCCAATTCTCTTTATGAACAAATGCCTTTTCTTCATCCTCTAATTTTTGTTCATAAGCATCAAGATAGTTGTAGTATAGTAATGGTTCACCATGCCAAAATAAATCATAGGGCATATCAATAATAATAGATTGAGTGAACAGTTCATTAAATAATTCACTCGCATTTTCATATGAGGGTTTTTCAGTTTCTTCTACTTCCCTTTGCGAATTAGTTTTTTTCCTGTCTTTCCCTCTAATATAAAAACTTCATTTACCATTTCATTTAGGTTTTCGATTACTTCCATCATACCATATTCTTCTTTCATGAACTCTGCAAAATCAATAGCATCTTTCCATGTTGTTTTAGGTTGATGTTTAAGCATACCACCATAAATTAAAATTTCAAAGTTAGTATATAATTTTTCAGAAGGGTTGACCGCATTGTAACCCATCTTTTCCATTTCTACGATAGATGCTCTATCATATTCTAATTTAATTGTTTTGGTTTTATCACCAATAGTTCTTTCTACATCAATGTAACTCATGTCATGTCCTCCTGTTTGATATTTTATTAAGCTGATGTATAATCTGTTAATGCTACAGTTGAAGTAGCAGTAAGATTTAAAGTACCTTGCATTGGATTGTCTGGTGTCCATTCGTCATTTGCTAAAATTGAAGCTGTACCTCTAAATACATAAGCTTTGTTTAATGGTTTAGGCATACCTACTCTAAACCATACATCATCTTTAGCTTGTTCAGTTTGAATTTTTCCAACCTCTGTAAATACTTCTGGTGTGAAGTTGACACCGAAACCTAATGTACCTCCGTTGTCAGCTAAACCTTCGATATACACTTTCATGTTATCATAAATAGTCGTAACATCATGTGTAGATGGTGTACCAACTAATGAAGGGATTTTAATAACGTCTGGTACTTTTACCCAACCAGTTTTTGGTACAGTACCATCAACATTTTTAACCCATTCTAAAGTTAAACCTTTCGTTAATTGTGCCATATAGTTGACCTCCTATAATTGATAAATAATCATTGTTTCATTATCTATGATACCAGCATAGGTAACGATATAACGTAAAATACTGTTATCAGAGGCATAGGGCAAGATTTGATATGTACCTATCATTTTCATACCATAGGTCTCTCTCATAATAGTATCTAATTCATTTCCTAATGTAGTAACTAATTTACGTTTGCTTATCAGTTGTCCTTCATGAGAAATATCTCTCCCATAAATTTCAAAACGATAATGTAAATTAGTTCTAATGATTTTTCCATTGATTTGTTGTTGTGGAGTATTTGTAATTTCCTCAACAGTAATCATAGGATATACAGGTTGTTTAGTAGAATAAGGTTCTCTAATATCTTTAAAAGGCACAGTAAATGTACTATTTTTAATCTTTTCCATGATTTCATCTAATATACTTACCATTGTTGTTTCACCTTCTCTACAAACAATTTAACTTCTACATTTAATTTTTTAGAAAGCCATTGAGCAGTCTTATACATTTGCATATTAGCTCTTTGACCTTGTGTAAAACGATACTCGGTTCTTGTACTGTCGGTAGGAAAAAACCATCCTACTTTACCATCTTTAGTGGTAAAGATATGTTCACCTATACCATACACCCAACCTAATTTATTGGCTAACTCATGTGGAGTTTCACTTCCTACTTGACCTGTACCAAACTCTACATAAAGAACATTTTCTCCCTCTTGGACTATTCTATAGCCACCAGGGGTCTTTGTCCAATATGTATTATAAACTAGGTGTCGTCCTTGTCCGTCTGAAATAGGGGTTAAGGATTGACAATACAATACGGCTTCATCCAATATGGACTCAATATCAGATGGAAAACCTTTTATCGTTTTCTTCATATTTTGAAGGTCTTGGATAGTTTTCTTTATCTCTTGTCTGTCAAGAGAAATCGTTCTAACCTTATTTGCCAATTTGTAATCTCTTGAATAAAATTGAAGCTTGTGAAATACTGTCAGATACCGATTTTATTTCAAAATCAGCGGTGTCACATAATACATCATGAACTAATGGCGGAGTTACATAGATATAAGCTCTATCTCCCTCATTAAATTTGTCAAGTTCATTGACGGAGATTTTAGCTCTACGATACTCTTTATAGCTGTCACCAAAAGCTACTATATCAGCTTCACTTGTTGTTGCTACAACATTCAATTTGACCTCTACAGGTGGCTTAAATTGAACAGGGTCACTATCCTTAATCTTCTCACAAATATATAATGCTTTTTTATCTCTTTCAAGCGTTCTCATGACTTAAAAGAAGTTCCTAACGGAATAATTCTACTCAATAGCGCTTTGGAATATGGAGAAGCATTATCATAAACTCTTGATACTCCATTGTCACTATGAGATTTTTCACCTTCTGCACCATATTTAGATAGAGCCTCAACCACCATGTTTATTTGCAAGTTGAGGTATCTATCTTCAATAGGTTGTTCATCAGTAGAAATGTAACCACGTATGTCATTAATAGTATCTTTAGCCATATCTAACTCCAATTCGATTTGAGCGTCACTCGCCTCCGGATATTTGATTTTTACTTTAGCCTTTTGTTTTTCTATATCATACATGGTTGTTTCCTCCTATTTTTGAATAGTTAAAGTTTCACTAGCTGCAGTACTAGGTGTTACAGTTGTTGCAGGTGTTACAGGTGTTAAAGGTGTTACAGTAGTAGCAATTCCTGTAATTTTAGCATGATACCATTCTGGTCCATAATCTAACCCTGCAGTACCATATAACATACCTTTGTCACCTGCTCCTACTTTTGCTAAAGGTTCCCAGAAGAAGTTACCTTTATTTGGGATAGGCATTTCAACGATTGATAACACACCTAAATTGACAATTAATGCAATACCTTCTGGTAAGAAATTATCGTATTGCATTACACCGATTGTTCCTGCAGGTGTAACGATTTGGTCGATATTGATACCGCCTACTGTACGTGATTGTGGTAAATAGAAACCAGGTAATTTAGAGAAGTTATTAGTAATTTGAGCCTTACCGATAGCGCTACACATAATAACTAAACCGTTCATATCAGCACCTGCTTTAGACATTTTTCTTAATACTTCGCTGATATTGTCATAATCTAATTCTTTATTTCCTAAACCTTTAGTTGTAGTTTTGATAGCTTCAATTAAACCTCTAGTACTATTTGCTTCTTTATCAGTTGCTGCTTTTTTATAAGTAGATTGAATTAATGCTAATTCTAAATCTTTTCTAGCCTTTTTAGTTTTTTGAGCCATTTGGAAGTCAAATTCGTTAGGGACGTTATTAGCTTGTCCAGCAATATTAACCCCTGCTAATGTTCCTGTATTGGCTTGTTTTTGATAAGATACAGCAGTAGTATATTGGAAAATTTGTACTACATTTGTTTCTTGTACACGTGTTACATAAGTTGGTTCTGGTGCAGTTAATGAAGCTGTTTCACTAATACTAAGTCGTGAAGCATTTTCACTTGCATATGCTGAGTTTACAACGAACTCTACAGATGATGTGTTACGTCTAGGTAACATTGACACTAAAGGTGTATCAATATTTGTTTTATCGAAAATTTGTCCACTATAGTTAAGGGCTCCAAGCGATTGCGCTGTTCCTATTGCCATATAAAATTCCTCCTATTTTAATGTAATTCCTTTTTCACTCGCTTGTCGCATAATAGATGAAATTCTTACAGCTCTCATATAAGATGTATCTTTTCTAGCTTCATCTAATTGTGCTTGAAGTGAGTCTTTTTCATTGACAGTAGATGGGTTTGTAGCAGGTGTGTCCATATTTCTTACGGATTGTTGTTGCTTTTTATCCATTCTGTCTTGTAATGATTTGTTATATCGAGAAACAAATGATTTTGCCTTCTCAACACTTCCATCAATATCTTCACTAGCAAATAGGTCTGTGTAATATTGTAAATCTTCTGTATCAGTAATTCCACCTTGCATCAATACATTTCTAACATCACCGCTAGAGATACGTTTATTTAATACTTGGATTTGTTCTTCTACAGTATGGTTTACTTCTTGTTCAAACCCACTTCTTACTTGTGCGATAAATTCTTGGTCTTGCGCCAATTCTTTTCTAGCATTGGCACGAGCAGTTTGACTTGCACGAGTTCTTTCTTGGTCTAAATATCTTTGAAATTCTGGTGGTAAATTATGAATGTCTAATTCGACATTTTGTTGTGTATTTGTTGAATTATTTTGTGTTTGTTGATTTACCACTGTTTGATTTTGAGTCCCTTGTTGACTCGCTTGATTTTGTTGAGTTTGGTTGTCCATCTTTGTTTCCTCCTCCTCGAGTAGTATTATCGTCACCTTGACTCATTTGTTTAGTGAGTTGAAGTTGTCGTTGTTGCTCCTCGAAATTTTCTTGTTTTTTCTTTTTCCAATACTCCTCACCACGTTCAATTACTTCTGTATTGTCACTTGTGATGTCCACAATATCGAGTACATCTACAGGTGCCATAGTTTGAGTACCTAACATAGTTGACATAGCAGTTACTTTACTATTCAAATTGTCAGTTTTGTTACGTGGGTATTTAATATCTACGTTTATCATACTCGTTTTAGAAATTTTTTTCAAGTCACGTAATATTTTCAATATAACACGTAATTCTTTCTTTTCAGATTTCTTGTTAAATGTTTCAGTAGTACGTGCCACTACTTCCATGTCTGCCCATCCGTCGCGGAGTTTTACAGCATCACCTGTATCTCCTCCGCCTCCACCACGTGTTTTACGGTCTGGAATACCTACGACAGCCCTTAAACTATCTTCTAGATATTGTCTCAACTGTTCTACGGAAGTGCCGTCCAATTGAGCTTGGATATATTTTAAATCACAATTCAATCCTTGTGGTGAGCGAATTTCAGCGTATTTATTAGCTTTGACATTATCCATTTGTTCCTTGCTAAATTCAGCATTTATAGCTACTAAAATAGAATTTACGAATTGTTCTACGTCATTGACACTATCACTTCCCACTTTATTGATGGCATCCATCAATGTAATAGCAGTTTCCCAATGTCCCATTCTAAATTGATTGTTTTCACATTCAACGATAGGTAACACACCTAAAGGATTTGGTTTAGGATAGCCTGTAACTAAATTGTCATCTGTAACTGTCACACCAATATATCCATTATAGTCAGTTGTGCTAGAGAATGGGATTTTAAACATATAAATTTCACTCATAGTATAAACTGTCATGAGAACATAGTCATCTTCATTTTCTCCCCAACTTTTTGTATATGTGACCGCAAATACAGGGTCACGTTTTAATTGAGAAGAATAGGCTACAAATGTGCATTCACTATCTAAATTCAAATAATAATAAGGTGCTTCATCTTCATTTTCTACTCTATTAGGAAAAACCCCTCTATGAGAAATACCAAAGATACTACAATCAGTAGCTTTTTCTTGGTCACTTGATTGTTTGTCATTCATTTCAGCGTAGTCATTTAATAAACGAACTTCTTCTTTGATGGGATTTGAACCGTTTACATCCTCATTATCAGTTCTTCTAGCCACATATTGCATAGGTTTACCAAAGGTGTAGCCGATAATATCTCTAGTAAACGTACTAGCATAATTAATTACCACTTTATTATCCACGTCTGGTCTAATATCCTTTACACGATTGAAAATGTTTTGTTTACCATTGTGGTAATCTTTTAAAAATCTAATTTCATAGGTATTTTGATAATGTGTCTTTAATGCTAGATTTAATGCTCTTACGATATTATTTTTATCGAGTTTCTTAAATCCTGCCATTTCATCACCAACTTGCTCTTTATTGATATAATTTGTATATATTTTCTTTCGACCTTTGAAAATAGGAATTGGTTGAGTAGTAGGAGCGACATCTTGAATAAGGTCACTTACTAAACTTTCCATCTTCTCTCTTTCTTTTTCTTGGTCTACAGTTGGTTCGTCCATGTTATCACCTCTCTTGTTTGATTTTATCATAAAGAAAAAGACACATCAACCATTCGTGATGTGTCCCTCTCCTATAGTTAAGATGTTAATTCTATGAGAATAAATCGTGATGGATGTCAGTTACAAGATTTGAACTTGTATCTTTCTCGACAGTGTTTAGAGAATATTTTTACCTAATTAAAACTAAACTGACATTTAAACCATTGATTAAATAGGTACAATGGTGAAAACCTACAGCAAGATGGCAAAATCTGCATATAGTAAATGTGCCAATTACAGGATTTGAACCTATATCCTTCTCTATGCGCTATCTAGAGAACATTTTACCCAATTGAAACTAAATTGGCATGTTTCAAGCCCCAACGGGTAACTTGAAATCCACTTTACAAAAAGCTAGTAGGCAGTAATTATCTTTTTTACGCTAACCCTTTGCGACTACCTAACGCACTTTGAAAGCAACCTAGCGTACCAACTAGGAGCTATTTATTTATAAAGGAAATATAAAAATGTCTATCAAAAGAAATTACCTACTTATTCAGTACACTATTATATTACCATTTGTTTCATCATATGTCAACCCTAAAATGGTCTTTTAAATGGAGAACTTACAGCTCCTATTATAGGTTGTTTGAATAATTTAGCCAATCCAGCTAAACCATCTGGACCATCATCATGTAATGACGAACCTGTTTGAACAAATGTTGTAACATTTGACATCATTCTACCGTAATCATCCGTTGGCTTATACAATGATGGGTCTTTGAAGTACATTCGCTTAATATCTGGTGCATACTGAATGATACGCACCAACTTGCTTTGTTTAGTACCTGCAGAACTCCATGTAATGTTGCACCTATGTTTGCTACCTTTTTTCACCATATCGTCTACATCACGTGCATAGAAATCCCCACCTCTGTCCGCTTCAAAGTGAGCCATCTGTACTTCATGCTGTACTATCTTACCTGCAACCATAGGTTCAGTCACTTTATAATCAGCTTTGCATCTAAATACTGTATCTACGACATAGCAATCCTCTCCATAAATATATCCTACAGGGAAGTTGATGAAATCGTCACCACCAAAGGCTACGTCACAATGAGCAATGATAGCATCTGGCTTTGTATTAGGTAATGACAAGTATCTTCTCAATTCACTACCAGGGAATAATAAACCGTCACGTTCCATAGGATTTTGTTGATATACACATTCCCATGACACTTCATCCATGTTACGTTTCAATTCTTGATACATACCTGTTGTATATCCTACATTATAGTCATAGTCGAAGTTACTTTCACCATCTAAATTCAAAGCTGGCATCTTACGAGAACGAAATCTCTTTGTCTTTCCATATTTTCTTTCCAACCTAGAAATTGGGTCATGTACCGACCATATAGTACCGATACCTAGAATAGGTGCTAATCGTCCTGTTCTTTTATTCATGACACGTCTTTGCATTAAATCAACAGTTACTTTGGACCATAGCTTTTCTAATCGGTCAATATTCATAGCTTCTTCGATACCAGAGCACATATCATCTAGATACAACAGACTTTCAGCCTCTAATGCACCTGTAATCTGTCCATCAATCGAACGGAACGTAAGTGTCTTGTAACGCTCATTCTCCCATATGTCGATTGTCATATCTTTAGCAGAAGTAGTCAATTTGCCTCTAGCCTCTGGAAATATCTCATAAAAACGATATTCTTCACTGTCTATGAAATCCAATACCCCTTTACAAAAGGTATTTACCAATCCACTAGCGTACCCAGACCCAAAGATATGTTCATTTGGATAACGTCCTGCCAACCACGACATGAAGAACAATCCAAGGGTCGATTTACCTACCCTTGGCGGTAAGGACAATAAGTAAATATCAATGACCCCATCCCCTAAATCCTGTAAATCCTTCATGACAGGATGGAGGACTTTCATACGAGGTTGATAAAATCTTTTTTCTGGTTTTCTATCCCACTCCATAGCAATAAGATACGACTCTAAATCGTATCTCCCATTGTCCGTATGTGCATCACGTAAAAAATTGTAGGCTTTGAGTTTTTCATCATCTTTTAAATCTTTCATATGAGCATTTATGAGTTTAATCTGCCCTCTGCAAGTCGCTCTCAAAACATCAGTCTTATTTTCTTTTTTAGATAAATCACGTAGAAGATTGAGTTTCTCCATACGTATGAAATAAGGCATTGTTTCTTTGAGTTGAGATAAAAGAATAACTATACTTTCTTCATTTTGGTTCATTATTTTGTAGGCATAACATAAAATTTAGCACCTATGTTATATCTTTCTCTAATTTCTTGAAGGATTTCTTTAGCTCTTTGTTTGTTCTCGTATACTCCTAAACTATATACATTTTTACCGAAAGTACCTAGAATTTCACATTTATTATCTTCTTTGTATGGTCGTGAAATTGCAACTTCAAATAATCTATATGGAATATCAATCCTATCATCTTGACTTATAATTCTCATAAATCATCCCCCACTTCTTCATCTTCTTTATAAAAACTAGAAATATACATTACAAGTGCATTGACTACAATATCCTTAACCTTCATATTCGTGTCCAATGACAGTTGCTTGACCTGTCTATGGACACTTTTAGGAATAGGATAGTTGAAATACACTTGGTCCGCATTTGCCTTTTGACCCATGACTACCCCTCCATTTCTTCTTTCAAATATTGAAGTTCTTCTTTGATTTTATTCAAAGCAGTTTCTTCTCCTTTGGTACATTTTGCTCTTTTCAATCTCATTTCAATATATTTTTCAATCTGTTCCACGTGGAACAATACCGCTTTATTTACTCTTTTTCTACCAAACATAATCTTTCTCCTTATAAAATTTCAACTTCCTCAAACACCTTGAATATCTTCGGTGTCTGTATAGCCATCCAATCAATCATGGTTTCATTCACCGCCCATTCCTTTGTTCTAATTAGTTGAGACGATACGATACCACTCTCGTATAAAAACGCATGGACGATTTCATGTCTGGCTATCATTTTTCTAAACTCACATTGGTCTTTCTGTCCGTACTCCAACTCTGGACGAACACCGATATGACATTCTTTTACTGAATTGTCACACCAACCATTGTGGTGCTCGTAGAACTGAATATTTTCAGTAGACTCAAAGATTATCTTCCATGTGCTACCTAGAATATTCACTTTTTTAATGATTTTCTCCATCACTTCACCTCGATAAAATCTTTTTTGGTTTTAGACTTTGATTTAGGTTTATTTTCTGCTAAACATTTTGTACATTTTTCAGCAGGATTTGTAATAAGAATTTCATCATATTTCTTACATTTAAAATATGTTGTCTGTCTTAATTTTCTTTTGTATTCGCAATCTCCACATAAAGCCATGATATTTTCCTCCTTTTTACAGTTATAGTATATATCATAGTATTGCTAGTGTCAATTAATATTTTTTAAAATAAAAAAAGCGCCCCATTTAGGGGCATGTGTCAATATAATTAAAAAATTTTAAGCAATAAAAAGTTGATTTAGATGAATTTCCATTTACAAATGTTATTTCTGGAAGCTAAATAGAATTACTGTGGTTTGACTTACCACGAGTATATATTACCATGTCGTAGAGTGAATGTCAACAGTTTTTTTTGTAAAATATTTTTGGAAAATGATGTGATTGTATGAATGTGATGTTAGGGTGGTACTAATATATACTAGTAAAATCATCTTTTTATACTGGATTTTGCAGAGTCTATTAAAAAGAATGGGGGTGGGTATCTGTCAGAATAGGGGTACCCCGTAGTAATATTCTCAACCCAAAAAATTTTTATCACTTCCAGATAAAAAAAATAACCTCGATTGAGGTTATCAAGCGAACTCTATAATAATACTACGAGAATTTTCTAAACTGTAGGCTATCATACTATCACGTCTATTATGGATGGTTGTGTACTCAAAATCATTGCTTATGCACCCTTCTAAGCACATATTTTTATATGCTCGATTCCATACAATGTGCGTATATAATAAAATATAACTAATATCGTCGATTGGTTTTCCTTCACAATCATATAATTCTTGTGTTTCTAAATTGTACACTCCATAATAAGTGTTATCTACACTTTCAAATAAAATTACATTATATATACCTTTCCTTTCTATTTCCTTCTTAATAGGCCTTTAAATAGGCCGTATAGGAACACTCCTATATAATATAATGCTTTTCTTATCATCTAAAACCCCCTACTTTCAATATATTCTTTATTTTAACCCTGTATCATACACGATAGTGTAATCGCCAAAAACAAAAATATTATCGGTACTTGATTGTGCTTTTCTTAATTTCTTTTTAAACTCTTCTACTTCTTCACTATATAGCCCTAGTTCTTGCTCTAAAAAGATTTTTAAATACTTAGTAGTTGTTCTTGAATAGTCCCAATCGCACCCTACAATTATTTTTTCGTTTTCTCTATCAATTTCAACGATAATACTGTCATATGATTGAAACCATGTTTTTCTTCCTTCTTCAATAACAAACTGATTTACTATTGCATTTCCTCTTGTTCCTTCTAAATTTCTAACTTTCATTTTTATATTTCCTTTCTTAGGGGTTTGCCCTTTCTCTTTACACCTATATATTACTATAGTTGTCTAATATTGTCAACACTTTTATAATAAAAAATTAATTTTATTTTTTATCGAAAAACCTTGACATATCTATAAATATATAGTAATATATAGGTGTAAAGAAAGAATGGTGTTAAGTAATGCAATGGAAGAAATTGAAAAGAAAGGAAAGTAATAGAAAATAGGCTAAATCAAAAATACCATCATTCAAATGGCTATTTTAAATTTAGTCATGAAGACGATGCTGGAATTATATATGATTATAAAATTCTAGCATCAAATGGCACTTATATTCATTATGGTGTTATTTCAGTAAACAAGAAGGATAAGAAAGGAAAAAATATAAAAATGGATAAACACGAATTTGTTTCTTGTATGATACAAGATACAAAAGGCGACTATATAAAAATGGTCGCCTATTGCAAAAAACATAAGAGAAAGCCTCCTAAAATTATAGCAACATCACCATGTCAAATGGGTTGTTTAAAATTTGAGGGGCAAAAATTCCTGTGGTATTATGAAAAAGACCTTTACGGACTTATGCCCATGGTTAGAGTTGATAAAGCGTACTGATGTACGCTCTTTTCTCATAATAATAAAATTTTCTCATACTGATGATAATTTATAAATCGTCCTCCCAGGTTGTATCTGGGGGGATTTTTGTATGTGTGTCCAAGTCCGCCTTTGTGTCCAAGTCTGCAAGTCTACAAGTCTGCAAGTCTTCACCTGCAAGCAAGTCTGCAAAGTCCTCTAAGTCTACACCCCTCGAAGTCTGCAAGTCTGCAAGTCCTCTAGAAACCTCATTTTCTTCGATTTGAGAGCTGTTTGCGTTTGGGGTATCAATTACACCTACCTTTGGTGTTTCGCTCTCTATGGGCTTAAATTCAGCGTCTATGACTATTCCAGGTGTAGAATTGATAATTCTTTCCTGTTCATCCAAGTCTATCACGTTTGACGACGACTTATGGACTACTTCTGTCTTGTCTTGCATACCAAACCAGTTCTTGCCTAAAAAGAAGTATAACAAAGTGTTTATAGAGCCTTGCATGGTCTTTTCAAGGATGAATTGATGGAATAATTCTTCAGCCCTTTTTAATGAGTCCGACAACGGATTAGTGTTATCATTCTTCCATCTACCTATAGTATCAGAAGTAACCCCTAACCATAATGCCATAGCAGGTCTTGTTGGTGTCACCTTGTTTTCATCACAAAATTTAGCAAAAGCAAATATTTCCCTATCAAGTATATCTGTACTAGCATAACTCAATGGTCTACCATTTCTCTTTTCAAATGTACTTCCATGTTTCATAAGTTCTATGGAATTACTTAAACTTAAATCTCCTTCTGGAAATACTTTATTGCTGTTAATACCTTTCTTTTGAGGTGCTAATTTTTTCATATTTTCTACTCTATCATCATATTCTGTATTTTGAGGTTTCAAAGCGTTTCTATGGAATTTATCTCCTGCCATATTAACACTCCTTTCTTGTTCTCCACTATTCTAACATTCAATTTTAAAAATCACAAGACTAGACGATAAGACAGGAGACACGTACTTATTTATATATTAAAAAAAATA